ATTGGGCATAACTACACAGAAGACCAAGAGTTTATTTGCGTAAATAATGAGACTGGAAATGCAATTAGATGTATAGGTGGAGTAATCTAATATGTCTGAAAAAGACTTATCTAGCAGTGATGTTATCCAAATATGTCCATATGCATCTAAAATAGATGTAATAGAGTCAAAATTGAATAGTATCAGCAAAGAGTGTTGTTCAAAAAAAGAGCTTGAGCAAAAAGTTAAAACAACTATTTTGCTTGAGCAACTAATTCGTAGTTTAGATGAATTTAAGAAATCTACATCTTTAAGAGAAAAAAAATTTGTTGAAAATACTAATAAATCATTTGAAGTATTAAAAAACGATATTGAAGAATTAAAAAAGGCTCAAGATACTTTTAGGAAATATATAAATTATGCACTAGGAGCATTATTTATTATATATTTTTTAAAGCTTGATAAAAAAATTGCTGCAATACTTACAGGTGGATAATATGGCAACAGAATTTGATAAAGGAAGAATTGTAGTAACTAAAGATGAAGTGAAGACTCCAATATTAGTGGAGCAAGGGAACTTTATTCAAGTTCCTACATTTCCAGCAGATGCCTTAGCTAGAGTATATGTAAGTAGGCATGGAAATATGAATTATACATGGATTGGATTAACGCAAGAGACTTGTATGTCTATTGAGCCACCATTTTATGTTTATGCAAAACTTCCATGTATTATAGGATTGATGGAGCTATGATATGGGTGGAAGTTGTGGCTGGAGAAGAAGTTTTACACCAACTAGATTTGTTGGAAATAGTGGATGGAGAGTTCCACCAAAGCCAACAGAGGAGGGAAATTATGTATTAGAAGTTGAGGACACTGGCTCTACTGGGTGGAGAAAAACAACTGAAAATGGAGATATAACTCTTGAGGATTTAGGTGGTGCAAAACTAAATGGAGATTGCAGTGAGCAATTTAGTGTAGCTGATGCAACAGAGGATTGTCACGCTATAAACAAAAAGCAGTTTGATGAGAAAATAGAGGAGCTGCTTAGAGAGCCGATAGACGGTGGAAATTTTGTATAAATACAATTAAAGGAGAAAAATATGGCTATAAAACAGATATTAATAAGAAGAGGAAATAAATCAGATTTACCAGCAGAAGCTGAAAATGGAGAATTGCTATTTGCACAAGATACAAATGAGCTTTTTATAGGTAAGGGTAGTGGAACAGCTCCAATTCCAATTGCAATAGATATAAACAATGTTGCAGTATTAAATTCTGATGGAAAAGTTGATGATAGTGTTTTGCCACCACTTGCTATATCTGAAACACATGTTGTAGATAGTGAAAGCGAACAACTAGCTCTCGATGTTCAAGCTGGAGATATAGCAGTAAGAACAGATGAAAATAAGTCATATATAGCACTAAATAGTGATAATGAAGACATGGGAGACTGGCAAGAGCTATTGACACCAACAGATGCTGTTCAATCTGTAAATGGCAAAACTGGTGTAGTAGTCCTCGATACTGATGATATTGATGAGGGTGCTACTAATTTATATTTTACAACACAAAGAGCTCAAGATGCTGCAAAACAATTAAAAGTTCAAGACTTAAGTGATGTTAGTGATACAGCACCATCAAATGGACAGCTATTACAATATGTATCTGCAAACAACCAATATGAGCCAGTTGATGTTACTGCTGTTGGTAGAACTACATTTATTTCACTTGATGATACTCCAAGTGACTATGCTGGAAATGCAGAATATACATTAAAAGTAAAAGCTGATGAGAGTGGAATAGAATTTGTTGATGAATCTATAATTGATGGTGGATTTTTCTAATGTCAACAAAAACAATTAAATTAAAAAGAAGTTCTACTCCTAATAAAAAGCCAGATTCACTAGAAGATGGTGAACTGGCTCTAAATATGCCAGATGGAAGACTATATTCAAATAGGTCAAATGATAATGGGTGGTTTTCAAACGATAGGCACATAATTGAATCTCATAGATATCATATAAAAGAAGACCATACAATAGAAGATGGATACAATGGTTTATCTATTGGTCCTATTGAAATAGATGATAATGTCATTGTAACAATTCCAACTGGCTCTATATGGTATATAATGGCTTAGGAGAACATATATGGCTTTAAAAACAGATAAATTAATACCTTTATCTATTCCAGACAAGAGTATTGATATTGATAAAATAGTAATAACTAGTGGGTCGAACATTGTTGATATAAATGGAAATAGTGTTGATATATCTGCACAGGAAGCAGAAAAATTAACAACTGCTAGACAAATATCAATCTCTGGAATAGGGACTGGCTCTGCAATATTTGATGGGTCATCTGATATCAATATAAGTTTAACAAACAACCACACGCACAATTTGGCAGATTTAGATGAAAAAAGTTATAACAGCTTAACAGATAAGCCAGATTTATCAAGTCTGCATACTCATTCAAATATAGATATTCTTAATAGTTTTGTTGAAAATTCAAACAATTCACTTGAATATAAAAATACAAAGATAATGCAATTAGCAATTTTTAATACAGAAGATGAACTATTTGTCTATCAACAAGCTGATATAAACTTTTTTGCATATTGTCTTGAAACAAACAAGTTGGCGTATTTTGATAATGAAGATAGCAAATGGAAATATGTTGGAGACAACTCACTTGTAAGGAGAGGTGGATATGGTATTGGACCATCAGGAACTTATTTGCAAAGTTGGGAAGATGATGATGATATAGATGTTCACTTTATAAGTGACCAATGGGGCGATACAGTAAATGGGACAGATGCTGGAAAATGGAATAGACATGATAGTCCAACACCATCAGGAGGGACTGGAACTCAACCTCCATATGATGGAAGCTACATGGTATATGCTGAAGTGTCATCTGGTGGGAATGATGTTGATTATGAGCTTATGACAGAATACTTTGCTAGATTAGTTAGACTTGATTTTTATTATCAACTAGAGGGTGACAATTGTGGAACATTTCAAGTTGTAATATTAAAAGAAGATGGAAACGAAGAAGTCTTGTATGAAGTATCTGGAAACCAAGGGAGCGATTGGGTAAATGTGTTATTAGATGATTTAGGAAGCTATGGTGCAGAAAAGCTATATTTTAGATATTTTGGTGCTACTGGGTATCAGGGAGATTTTTGTATTGATAAAATAGAGATAACAAGTGAGGATTAACATGAAATTAGTTGTAAATAGAGACAGTATAAATTATGATATTTTCTATGTAACAATATTGTCAAATATAAAAGGTTCATACATTGAAGATGACAAGACAATAACAATAGATACAGATGATAAGAATGTGTCAAATATGATTGAGGAACACATATCAACATATCCAAAGTTTACTAAAGCAATTTTCAATATATATAAAAACAATATAGAAATAGCAACAACAAAAAAAATACAAGAGACAGTTGACAATATGGCAAGAAGCAAGGGATATGAAGACATGAAATCTGCAAGAAGCTATACTGGGTTTGACAATCCATTTAGAAAAGAATGTTTAAAGTTGTCTATCTGGTGTGCTAATTGTTGGGCTGAAGCTGCAAAGATAAAACAAGAGTATGATAGAGGAATAATTATAGAGCCACCAACATTAACATATATATTAGATAGACTTCCAAAATACGAGGAGTAAATTATGAGAAAAATATGGCATATTTCTATTCATTGCAGTGCAACACCAACTGGCTCTGCTTTAATTTATGACCACTATCACAAAGAACATAATGGATGGAAAAATGGAATTGGTTATCATTTTATAATAAGCAATGGAAACAATGGTGATGGATATTTTAAAAGTCTTGATGGGCAAATAGAGAGTGGTAGGTCAATAAGAAAAGAGCCAGCAGCTGTTAGAGGACATAATAGAGGAATGATAGCAATCTGCTTGACTGGCTCTAATTACAGTGATTTCACAAAAAAGCAATTTAAGTCACTTAAAAAATTATTAAAAGAATTAATTAAAAAATATAATATAAAATTAGACAATATTAAAGGGCATAGAGATTATTTGAAAAAAAAGACAAAAAGATGTCCATGCTTTGATGTTAAGAGTTTTTTAAGTGGCAAACAGATGAAAGGTATAGTATGGGATTAGTAGATTTTAGTTTAAATG